CAACTTCCCGGCACAGCAGCAGCGACCCGGCGGGCGTTGCGGCAGGTGGCCGAACAGGAAACCGCCGCAAGAAATGCAGCGAACGCGGAACAAAATGCGGCGAACGCTGCAAAGCCGGAAGCGGAACAGACCGTGGAAAACGCCGGGGAAACGGTGGAAACCGCCCTCTCCGTGCTCCGTCCGGCTGACAGCGGCGCGTCGCGCAGCTCCCCCGAAGAGGGAGCTCTGCTTCAAGGAAGCCCCACGGAAGAGAGCGCTGCGACAGAGGGCAGAGAGTATGCAGACGTAGACCGGAAGGTTGACCCGGCGGGGCTGGATGCGGCGGACGAGGGAAGCGGGCAGATGCGGGAGACCTACGGGCTGCGGGAACCCAGCGGCCAGACGGCCCGGCAGAGCGAGGTACAGCGCCAGTTGGAGCAGTGGGGCGTGGAGAGCGGCAAGACCAAGGCCGCGCAGGACATCAGCCAGAAGCTGCCCGCCAACGTGGATGCTGATCGGTATGCCGCCGCGGCTTCAACGATCTACCATCTGGCGCAGATGGACGAGGTGGAGAGCTTCGACGACGCGCTGCGGCTGGCCGGTGTGATGGACAATACTGCCCTGAACGTCAATTATATTCTGGACAGCGGCGAGGGCGGGCGGATCGCGCTGAATACCGCCTACCTCTACGGTGCAGACACCAAGGAACAGGCGGGCGGCTACGGCGGCGGCCTGACCGACCAGAGCACGAGCGGACAGGGACGGGTCTACTATGAAGGGACGCTGGATCACGACGGCACCGACATGGGCAGCCAGATCATCGAGCTGAACGCCGCCGCCACCGGCACCGACGCTGTGCTGAAGAACGTGCTGCAAAACAATCCGAACGTCCGGGCCTATGTGGACAGCGAGACGGCCCGTATTTTCTTCGGGGACAGCGTCAGCGACATTTTCGGCACCGTGCTGCACGAGGACTACCACTGGTATAACTCCCTCGACCAAGCGGGAGCAAAGAGCTTGCAGGACCATGCCCTGACCTACCTTGCCCAGATGGACGGATATGAGAGCGTAGACGAGATGATCCGGGACAAGATGGACGTGTACGCAAGCCAGAAGCTTACCTACGAACAGGCAGCCGAAGAGCTGGTGGCAGATGCGTGGCGGGGGATCTTTGCGACGGAAGCGGACTTCAAGCGCTGGGTGGAATTCCAGCGCGGACAGGCCGAGAAAAATGCGGGCGTGAGGGGTTCCATCCACAAGGTGATGAACCGGGTGAAGAATCTGCTGAGCGACATCATCAGCCGGGCCAAGGAAGTGCTGACCATCGACCCCAGCAATGCCGCCGCCCTGAAGGCAAAGCGGCTGGCCGAGGCCCAGAGACGGACCTTGCAAGACGAATACTTCGCCCACGCCGAAAAGGCCATGGACACCCTGCGGACAGCAAAAGAAAACGCCGCAGCTCTCAAAACCGAGAGCGCGGCGGAAGGACGCAGTATGCGGTTCCAGCTGCAGGAGGGGGAGGAAACCCTTGAAAAGCAGCTGAACCGTAATCTTGGCCGGTTGGAACAGATGACACCGGCGGCTGAAATCACTGGAAAAGAAATTGAGTACGGTGCTACCAGCAAAGAAAATGCTGAAAATATCGTCCGATTCTTTGAATCCATTGGCGGAAAAGTAGAGCGTGATGGATTTGGTGTGGTGGAACTGACCCGCAAGGGAGCCAAGGCAACCGTGCAGCATGGAAACGGCCCGGTGAAGCAGATCGCTGCAGCGGCCATTCCCAACGTAATCCGGTACGGTGAACAAATTGGTTTCGTGGAAAACTGGAAAGGACGGGGGTACAACACTCATACCTTTGTGGCTCCGGTTGTGGTGGACGGTATCAAAATCTATGAGGCTGTTATTGTAAATGAATACCGCAGCACAAAGCAGGGAAACAAATTCTATGTTCACGAAGTGTGCGGTTCCGACGGCAGTTTGCTGGTGTTGGATGATGCCGGACAGATAAAACAAAAGCAGGAAAGCGCTGACACGGTACTCAAAACCGAGGAGGGCGGTGAACGCCCGAACTTTCCTGCTAAAAACAGTATAGCACAAGATTCCGCCGAAAGCAAGAGAACCGACGAACCTGTGAAGAAATCGGTGCGGTTCCAGCTGAGTGCACCGGTGGAGGTGGACAGCCAGAAGGACCTTGTAGCCGTCCACAACCTGACTGAAGGAAATCTGCGGGAAGCGCTGGAGCTGGGCGGGTTGCCATCGCCTTCCATTGCGGTGGTCAAGGCACAGGAAGGCCATACCAAATACGGCCCCATCTCGCTGGTGTTCAACTCCGATACCATTGACCCCATGGTGAACCGGGCCAATCGAATCTATGGCTCCGACGCATGGACACCCACCCGGCCCAATGTGGAATACGAAGTGCACGCGGACAAGGCAGTGAAGCTGAACAGCGAACTTGCACAATTGAGCCGACAAACCGCTGGCGGCGCATTTGCGCGGGGAAATGTGCTCAGCGGAACGCTGGACATGGAAGCGTCCGGGAAGAGCCCGAAGCAACTGGCAGAGAGCCTTTCCCGGAATGATGCGGTCAAGGCGGCCTATCTGGCAGACAAAGGCGAAACCGTGCAGGTGGTGACAAAGCAGGAGGTGCGTTTTACCGAAAGCCAGAAAAAGCGGTATGAGAAAATCATGGAGGCCCTTGGCGGAGAAGCTGCCCTGCGGGACATCGTGGAGTCCGACGTGGTGAACGGAAATCACGATAAATCCAATGCCGTGCTGAATGAAGTGCGGGAAGCAGAAAAAAGCTGGGCTATGGAAGAGTTTGGCTGGAGCGAAGAAAAGGCGCAGACCAAAGCCGACCGGCTGATCGCACCGATGCTGCGGGCCAGACTGGAAAACGCATATGAATATGTGACGACCAAAGATATGGCCGGGAAAACCGTGCAGGATACGGAAGCGATGCAGAAGGAGTTACAGCAGAAAGCCCCGGATGCTGATGTGGAAGAGTGGCTGCTGCCGAAGATGGAGGGTATTCTGGGAAAAAAGGGAATCCGAAATGAGAAGGACCCCTATACAAGAACCGGAAACCGGAGAAGCTTTGCCCAATTGCACAACCCCTACACGTTGCAGAATCTGGTGGAGGCCATGAACCAGCAAAATGCACGCGGAGAAGGCGCATGGGGCCTTTCGGCAAACACTCTGATGAGCACCGCGACGGCGGAGTATCAGAATCTGGACGAAGTGCGGGCAGACAAAGGCCGCTTGCAGCAGATGCCGGAAGAAGAGTACAAGGCACTGCTAGAACAGGCCGACGGCCAGATTGAAGAGGTCATCAGCCGCATCCGACAGGAGACCGCTGCACATTCGAACAGCGGCTATGAGGAGCGGGAAATCCTCGGCGATATCCTGTTGCGGGCCGCACAGGGAAAGCAGACCATGGCAGCAGTCAGCAAGGCATTTTCTAAGGAAGGCTATACCATCAGCCGGGAGACGGCAAAGCAGATCGTGGCGCTGTACAAGACCATCGCAGACATCCCCACCGGGTACTTTGAGGCGAAACCCCAGCGAGCCGTGGGGTTCGACGAGGTGCGGGCGGCTATTGTGCCGGACAATGCTTCGGCGGCGCTGCTGGACAGCCTGAAGGAAAAGGGCGTGACCGTCTACGAGTACAAAGCCGGGGATGATGCGCAGCGCACGAAGGTGCTGAACCAAGTGCCGAACGTCCGCTTCCAGATGGCCGAACAGGCTGACCGGGATGCGAAGCGGAACCGCCAGCGGCAAGCCAGCCGGACCATTGCGGACAACAGCGCGGCCATCAAGACGCTGACCGAGATGATGGGCCTGACCCGCGGGGTGCGGGTGAGCGACGACAGCATTCTGGGCGTGGCAGAACGGCTGGTGAAGGCCAGCGGCGCGAAGGGCAAGGCCGACACCGAGCGTGTGGCCCGCGAGATGCGCACCCTGATCGAGTACATGAAGACCGAAGGGGCCGACATGAACAAGGCGCAGGGGCTGGCTGAGACCATTGCCGGGGAGATCCTCGACGAGGCGACTTACCGGAATACGGAGCTGTGGCAGCAGTACCCGGAATACCACGAGCTGAGCTACACCGTGGACAAGAACGGCAAAGCCAAGGCGGAGCTTGTGCGCCAGTACGGAAGCTGGAGCGAAGCGGTGGCCGAGGCCCGGAAGCACGGCGTGAAGCTGCGGCAGGAGGAAGGACACCGGGACGGAAACCCGGCGGAAGAATACGAAGCCATTGTGAACGATACCCGGAGCATGGGCGGCACAAAGCAGGGCGCAGCGGAATTGTTCCGGGGAGCCGCCAAGGCAGCGGGCGTGGACGGCGCGGCCAGCATGGAGAGCGCCGAGTGGCTGGATGTGCTGATGAACGTGCACGACACCATCAAGCCAAAGATGATGAGCCGGTTCGCGGATGTGGCTGAGTACGAAGATGCCAAGGTGGAGCTGGCGGGCCGGATGATCGGCGACTTGTTGCATGTGAACGAGATGAACGACGCACAGGCCATCTTCGATTCCTTCCAGCAGTGGCAGCGCCGGGCCGCTGCGGCAGCAGCCGGAGACGAAACCAGTGCGGCCAAGGCTGTGAAAGACCTGCGGGCTGTGCAGAAGGAGCAGACGAGAGAATTCAACCGGCGTTTGGCGGAGAACCAGAAAGCCGGGAACCAGAGCGAAGCAGTGCAGCAGATGCAGGAGCAGCAGCGCCGGAATGCCAAAGCAGAAGCGATGCTGGACGCCAATCTGGATGCACTGGGCGTGGACATCACCAACTCCGGCGACATGGCCGAGAAGCTGGATGTGCTGAAGGAAGCCTACGAACGGGAATGGAGAGCCGAGAAAAAGCGCCTGAAGGAAGAGCGGCAGCAGATGTTGGACGAGATCACGCTGGAAAACAAAACTCTGAAAGCGGAGAACCGGGACCTCGCCCGACAGGTGGCCAACGAGCAGCGCCGGGCTGACCGGGCGGAGTACAGCCAGATCGTGCAGGAGCGCGAGATCATGGAGTGGGAAGCCGAGAACCAGAAGAAAGCCGAAGCGTGGCAGCAGAAACAGGCCCAGAAAAATGCCATTGCGGTGGAAGTGGCCCGCCAGCAGCGGGACGAGGACATTGCCGTGGCAAAAGCACTGGCCGAAAAGCGGGTGCAGCGGGCGCGGGACGGACGGAAGGCTGATGAGCTGAAGCGGAGCATCCGGAACAATGCGGCCCAATTGAACCAGATGATCCTGCGGCCTTCGAAGGGCAAGTATGTGCAGCCGCGGCTCATCCAACAGGCGGCAGAGGTGGCGAAGTTGGCGGATATGGCCGTTCTGAACGATGCGGCGGTGCGGAAGCTGACGGCGCTGGCCAACACCATCAGCCAGACGCAGGGCACGGCCAGCGACCCCAGCAGCCTTGCCTACGACTGGGAACAGACCGGTGTGCCGAAGCTCATCCAAGCCTTACAGGCCGACATGATGAACGCGAAACAGGCGCAGCTTGACCGGCTGCACCAGCAGTTGACCGAGGCCGAGGCGCTGGGCGACGGCGAAAAGGCCGAGAGGCTGCGGGACCGGCTGAAGGCCCGTATCAAGGAGACGGAGAACCGCACCTATCTGCCTATGACGGTGGAGCAGCTGCGGATGCTGAAGGCCATCACGGCGGGGACGCTGCACGTGATCCGCACCGAAAACAAGACTCTGAGCCTTGCCAAGACCGAGGAAGTGGACGCCTTTGCCCAGAAGGCCGGGCTGGAAGTGCTGGCCGCCAAGGGAAACGAGACCGGCAGAATCCGGGATGCACTGACCAAATACAATCTCGACATGCTGGGCGCGAAGCGAGTCTTCCGGATGCTGGGCGGGTACACCAAAAACGGCCAGATGGAAAAGCTGGCCGACATGCTGAACCAAGGCCAGCTCCGGCAGACCCAGATCACGGTGGAAGGCACCAAGCTCTTCGACAACGTGACAGGCAAGGCCAACCTCAAGCAGATGGAGCGGTTCGCTGGCCCCGGCGCGGAGCTGGTGGACATCGGGCTGACGGACGCAAAGGGCAAGGCCGTGCCGCTGACCCATGGGCAGCTGTGCAGCCTGTACATGCACTTGCAGAACACGGACAGCCGGGAGCACCTGCTCAACGGCGGCCTGACTCTGCCGGACACAACGCTCTACAACGAGGGTGACATCGAGCGGGCTTACCAGAAGGGGCAGACCGTGAGGATCGGAATGCTGACGGGGGCCGACGGAATGCCCATGGCCGACACCATCCTGAACACCGTGGAGAATGCCCTGACCGACTACGACCGGAAGTGGATCGAGGACATGAAGGGCTTCTTCGGGGACTACACCACGAACCTCATCAACGAGACCAGCATGAAGCTGGTGGGATTCCAGCGGGCGACGGTGAAGAACTACTACCCCATCGCGGTGGACAAGACCCAGCTGGCCAGCGAGATCGAGGGCCTGAAGCTGGACGCCACCATCGAAGGACGCGGAATGCTGAAGGAGCGCGTGAAGAGCGGCTTGCCTATCCTGCTGGAAGAGTGCAGCAGCGTGGTGCAGCGTTCCCTTCGGGACACAGCGGCCTACGCGGGCCTTGCAGCCCCCATCCGGGACGCAAACCGCATCCTGAACGCGAATGTGGAGACAGAGGACGGCATCCAAAAGCTGAAGAGCGGCGTGCTGAAGGAACATTGGGGACGGGACGCCGTGAACTACGTGGATTACCTGCTGACCGACTTGCAGACGAAGCAGCGCAAGCGCTCGGACGGCATCGGCCGGGTGATGGGAAAGCTGCGGGGCAACTATGCCGGGGCCATCCTGACGCTGAACCCCGGCGTGGCCATTGCACAGGCGGCGTCCCTGCCCACGGCGGGGGCCGTGCTGGGCAGCGATACCATGGCGGCAGTGCTGCCCTTCGTGAAAAACCTCTCCGGCAAGCAGCGGCGGGCACTGGAAGCGGAGATCAGCGAACACGGCGACGCGCTGCTACAATACCGACTGCGGGGCAGCCAGCGCGGAGAGCTGGCGTCCATCGGCGTTTCGGGGAGCTTTGCCGAAAAGGCCATGGACAAACTGCCCAAAAGCGTGACCGGCTGGATCAACTCGATGGACGAGATCACGGTGGCGGCACTGTGGGAAGCCTCAAAGCACTACGTGGAACACCACGCGGCAGAGTTTGCCGACGGTGCGGCCACCAAGGGCAGTGACGCCTACTGGAAAGCTGTGAACCAGATGTACCAGAAGGTCATTGAGGAGACCCAGCCCAACTATACCGTGATGCAGCGGGCGGGCATCCAGCGCAGCGACAACGAGATCACCAAGACGCTGACCATGTTCACCACCCAGCGGTTCCAGAACTACGGCATCCTCGCCGATGCGGTGATGGACTACAAGGCCCAGAGAGCCCGGTACAATGCAGAGAAGAGCGCCGAGAACAAGGCCGAAGTGCAGCGGGCCGGGCAGAGCTTGCGCCGGGCTGCCGCAAGCCAAGTGATACAGACGGCGGTATTCGCCCTGATGAAGATCGGCGCGGACTTCCTGCTGCATCGGTGGGATCGCGAGCAGGATGAAAACGGCGACGTGACCGCCGAAAGCCTGTGGAACCGGTTTGCGGGGCTGTTCACCGAGAGCGCGGCGGGCAACTTCCTGTTTGGTTCGGAAATCTACAGCATGGTGGGCAACGCAGTGAACGGCACGGACTACGATGTGGTGAGCGCGACCAACATCAGCGCCGTCAACGACCTGTTTGCCGCTACCACGAAGCTGTACACCCTGATCCGGAAGGACACCACCGGCATGGACGAAGAGGAACTGGAAGCCTACCACCGGAAGCTCCGGAAGGCCGGGGTCGATGTGATGGAATATGGGCTGGACATCGCGGGCATCCCGGCGGCAAACGGGCGGAAGATGGTGGAAGCCTTCGCGGCCTACGCGGACGACGTGCAGGGCCTTGCAAACGGCGAAGGGTTCAGCCTGAACGGAACCCCGGCCAGCGCGACCGGACAATACGACCGGCTCTTCAACGCCATTGAGCGGGGTGACGCGGAGGAAGCTGCGGCTGCTCTTGGCAAGCTCGAACAGATGGGCAAGAGCGACAAGGTGAAGGCGGAACTCAAGAAACGCCTGAAGAACTACGACCCGGACATCGAGACAGCGGCCAAGGCCCGGAACGCGGGCAATGACAGGACCCGGCAGAAGGCGACCGAGGACTGCATCCGGGCACTTTATAAAGGGCTTGGCATCCGGGAGGGCGTCAAAGAGGATGCAGCCAAGCGGGAGGCCATCATCGACCTTGTGACCGGGGCCGTGAACCAGAAGGCCGATGAGCTGCTGGCCGGAGACAAGGACCGGAACGTTTACGATGATCTGACCGACGCACTGGAAGTGGGCCGCGCCAAAGATGTGCAGACAGAGGTCAACCGGCTGCTGACTGCGGGCAAGGACAAGGATGCCATCAAGAGCAAGATCACCGGCGTTGTCAAGAGCGAGTATCTGGCCGGGAATGACCACGACCGGGAGAAGCTGGCGGAGATGCTGCTGCGGCTGGAAGCCGGAGGCGAACCTCTGTACGAAGAGAAAAACTTCGAGAGCTGGATCAAACAGGACGAGAAGAAGCAGGAAGCTGCGGCGGGAGCCGTGGATGAGTGGGCGGAGGTGAGATAAAAGAACGAAGACGCTTCGGCCAAATTGGCCGGGGCGTTTTTGTTTGCCCGGCGGAAAAAGTAGCAAGTAGTCTGGCCCGGCGGGAGATGATACACTGGGGCAGAAGGGAGGAAGAGCATGAGCGAGTTGAACATCAAAGTCCGGAAATCACAGGACAACGGAAGCACCTTCCGGGCAACGCCGGACACCCTGTACATGGGCGGCGTAGGCTCGGCCAAGGTGGACACCCTGCACTTCGAGGTGCCGGAAGAGTGGGCGGGCTGTGCCATCACGCTGCACGTGCAGCGGCTGAGCGGCGCTCTGCCGGACCCGCAGATGCTGGACGAAAACAACTGCGTTGTGGTAGACCGGCGCTGGACACAGGAAAAGCAGGGCAGTTGGATGCTGCTGGCCGTGGACGAGAACGGCTACATCGCCATGACGAAGCCCGGCCAATACACCTGCTACGAGACCATCGACACCAACAGCACCACTGAGACCATCACGCCCAGCGTATACGAGCAGTTTGTGGCGGCGGTGGAAAAATGGGGACAGACGGCCGCGGATGCGGCGGCGAAGGCAAAGAGTTCGGAAGAAAACGCCGCTGGCAGCGCCTCCGCCTCTGCCGGTTCCGCTGCCGCAGCCGCCCGGAGCGAGAGCGCTGCGGCGGGAAGTGCCACGAAAGCAGCCGGTTCGGCCAGCGCGGCGGCGGAATCCAAAACGGCGGCGGCGACGTCGGAGAGCAACGCGGCCAAACATGAGGAAGCCGCCAAGAAGGCGGCTGACGAGGCCGGGGCCAAGGCGGGGACGGATAAGACCCTGAGCATTGAGAACGCACCGGCGGATGCAAAGGCCACCGGTGACGCGCTGGCGAAAAAAGTGGGCAAGGATGTCATCCTCGACGAGGACGGCAACGTGATCTTCTACAGCAAAGCCGCTGTGGATGAGCTGCTGGCGGGGAAACTTGGTCTGCACGACACCGCAGACAATTCCAACAAATTGAACGGCTATGAACTTCGGCTTTCTGACCATCCGGGTTCGGCAAACATTCTTGTTCAAACTGTCGATGAAGACGGCAGGACGTGCATTGATTGCAGGAACGAGGCCAGCATTGGATTAACAGCCATCGTCGCCTCCGGCGATGGCTACGTCCGCTTTGGGGATGGCACGCAGATTTGCTGGGGCGAAACCGGACAAATTACTGTAAAAGCAAATTCAACTGTAACCGCCACGATAAACTATCCGGTTGCATTTGTGTCAGGACATTCCCCGGAGCTATCCTTAACGATTGCTGGAAACAGTAAAAACGATAATTACTCAAAACTTGTGCTGCACACTACAAGCAGACTAACCACAAGCTGTGATATCTATTTCAAAAATAGTTCTTTTGACCAGATGTCTCCTATTGCGCAATGGATTGCCATCGGCCTCTGGAAGTAAGGAGGAATACACATGGAAGAAATTGCTTTGGGCTACACCATCGCCAAGCCCGTGGAGACACAGGAGCAGTGCACCGCTTACGCCGCTATGGCTGAGGCGGTGAATGCCCACAACGCCGCCTGTGCGGTGGGCGACACGCTGTGGGGCATTGAGGATAAGGCCGACTGCTACGAGGTGGCAGAGGGCGAAACGGTGCCGGAGCCGGAACCGGCAGACCACGCGCCCACGATGGAAGAGCGCGTGGACGCTCTGGAATCCGCAAACAACGACATCATTTTGATGATGGCAGACCTGATTGGAGGTTGATTTTATGAAGACTCTGAACGCACTCAAGCTGCGCATTATGGTGCGCGCATTCCGTATCCGCATGAAGGACGGCGAAGCCTTTGAGGACATTGCCGCAGACTACCCGGCCCTGACCACGGACGACCTCGAAGCCATTAAGACTGAGTTGGAAAAGTAAGAGGAGGCATCGAATAATGCCTGAAATTATGGACGTATCCCGTTGGCAGGGCCGCATCGACTGGGACGCGGTGAAGCGCAGCGGAAAAATCGACGGCGTGATGCTGCGGGTGCTTGGCAGCAAGGGCGGCAAGCCCTACCTCGACCCCTATTTCGCCCGCAACTACGCCAAGTGTGCCCGGCTGGGCATCCCGGTGGGCGGTTACTACTACACCTGTGCCGTCACGCCCCGGCAGACGGCCGCAGAGCTGGCCGCCCTGCGTGCTGTACTGGCGGGCAAGAACTTCCAGATGCCCATTGCCATCGACGTGGAGGGCGCAAACCTGCGAGCTCTGACCCCGGCCAAGCTGTCCGCCCGCGTGGCCGAAGCCGCTGCCCAACTCGAAGCGTGGGGGCTGTATGCAATGGTGTACACCTACACCAATTTCGCGGACACCGCCCTCGACACGGATGTGCTGACCGCCTATGACCTTTGGATCGCAGACTACCGCGGCCACCGTCCCACCCGCAAGCACGGCATGTGGCAGTACACCAGCAAAGGCCGGGTGGCGGGCATCGACGGCCCTGTGGATCTGAGCCATGCTTACAAAGACTACCCGGCCATCATCCAGCGGGCCGGATTGACAAAAGTGAAGGGAGTATAA